CAGATGGATCTGGATCAAGAATAATCTGAGAACCAGAAATTGTTGAGATGGTATTTCCATCCATTCTCAAGTTGTCAATGTTAAATTGACCAGTTAAACTTGTCGTACCGCTATAGGTGTTGGTTCCATTGAATGTTACGTTAGCATTAAACGTAGTGGTTGATTCAACAGTCAGAATATCAGTACTAGCAGTACCAAGAGTTACATCATCATCAACTACAAGATCTTTGATCCATGCAGTTTGTGCAACACCCAGACCACCAGCAAGTTTTACTGAACCAGTAGTAGAGTTTGTTGCGTTTGTAGTGTCGTTGAATTGAATTGCAACGCCATTATCATAAGTCCAATCAGCACCATTAACTCTAAGGGTGTCTGTTTGGTCTTCATCATAACGGATACCACTATCTTTATCACTACCAAAGTAGATACGCATACCATCTTGAATGCGTAAGTCAGGTACAGTTGCACCTACTCTTTTAATATCTAATGTTGCATCACTATCACTAAACAGTAATTCAACATCTCCACTAGTACCAAACTCTAGTTCTTGTCCGTCTTCGATGACAAGTTTACCAGTGCCGTTTGCTCTGAAGATCAGATCAGTATCTGTCGTATCAGTTTCTACAACGTTAGCATCAATGTTAACATCGTCAACTCTAAATCTATCTACCTTTGAGTTACTATCTACAATAACTCCTGAAGATGGAGTTAAGGTTCCATGAACATGATCGAGTAGGTCGGTAAAATACTTACCGCCAATGATCTGAACTGCACTATTGTTATCTCCAACGAAAACTCTGTCGCCACGGTTGACCTGTGTGCCAGCACCAACCGTAAGAGCAATTTCGCCAAATTCTAGTGAAGATGGTACAACTGTACCTGTACTTCTTTTAATTAGGATGGTTGATGCCATCAGAATGATCCTCCGTTTACCGTTACGTTATTTAACACATTACCAGTTTCAAATCTACTTGTTGATTGATTATAAATTAGGAGATAACCATCTCCTAAACCATTGGTGTTGGTGTCAACATCACCTAAGTTTTGAATCGTCGCAGCACCGCCAAGTGCCACACGAGACACTTGAGGTGAAATCTGATCTCCAAACCTAATCCTTGCCATTAGAGTGTTACTCCTTCTACTACTGTTAATATACCTTCTAATACTCTGGATTTAATCCCGCTAGAATCAGTCAAAACTACATCATAAACATATCTACCAGGGGTCATAGAAGCAGTGACAGAATTAGTCAGTGCTATGGTAACTGACCCTGAATTTTCTGGAGGATTGATATTAACCTGCATAGTAGTAGAAGAACTACTACTATAATGCTTTTTAATTAAGCATTCTCCAGAGAAACCAGTCAAATTAAACTGCGATCCATTATCATTAGTTACAAAGAAGGTATTTTGAAAATCACTTCCTTGATAAACAACTAAATTAGTTACCGCAGCTAACATTAGGTATATCCTATATCATCAAGTATTTATACCATCAACTAACTTAAGTAATAATTGCTTTATTTCTGTAATTTCAGTTTTTAAAGCAGAAACTTCTTTTGCAGTTGATTCTATTTTTTCATCAAATTTATTTCTATTTTTAGAAATTGCTTTATATTTTTCAAAATCTGATTTATTTGTATTAATTATAGCGCCACTGTTTGGGTCACGATAAAAATTATCATGACCATCAACAGGAATCAAGCTAGTGCTATGCATCTTAAATCTTTTAGTATTGGTACAACTGCCTGGTTTGTAGATCTCATACGAATCTTAACCTGGAACTTAGTGAATGTAGCACTGGCACTACCTCCAGTGGCAACATCAGTAATATCATAATCAAATTTATAATCTTTAAAGACAAATTCATCCTGAAGAGAACTGTAACTAGGAGTAGTAATTTCTCGCCAATCAATATCATTTGGATTAGATTCTTCACCTGTTAATGCTTTAATATAAACATCAACATTACATGAACTACTAGGATTAAATGCAGCAAATTCTACTCTTAATCCAGTACAAGCATTTTCTAATGTTACCAATTTTGTAATATAATTTGCAGGGTTAAAATCTTCAACTGCTTCAGAACCAATATCAATATAATCAGTATTGTCGTTAAAGAAGTACTCTTTATCAACTCTTCCATCAGGGGTTCCATCAAAGTTAGCAACTCTATTTGCAGTAGTAACTAAACTAATTCTTTGAGTATCAATAATAGGAGTTAAATTAGATTTAGTACTACTAAGTTCAAGATAGAGATTTGTAGAGGTATTTCCCTGCATTTGGTTAATTTCATTAACAGCAGATGTTATCAATCTAGGGGTTGAATATTCATTATTTTCATTAAGAAGAACATCGTAAAATCTAGATTCTCTGACATAAGAAGGTTGTGATGGAGTAGAAGAATTTGTTGGATCAGAAAATTCTCCATCTTCTAAAGAAGTTCCAGAAGTTGATTTATAAGAAGCAATTACTGAAGTACCAGGCAATTCAATAGAATTAACTAATGGTAGAACGTTATGATACATAACATTCTTACTTGCATATACTCTAGAACCACCAAAGGTAAAGTTCAATGGACCTGTAGATGTTCTAGTAATTGGAATTGCGATTTGATAAGAATCAAGTGTAATCCATTTTAAATTACTATGAATTTTATTAATATAGGTTAGAGGAACTCCATCTTTCACATAATTTTCAACAATCCATTTATCTGCAGTTTTAAATCCTCCGTTTGGAATTGATCCTTCAACTCTAGAAATTGTAGTGATTGTGTATGTTCCGTTACTTTCAACACTAACACCACCAGCTGGATCATAACTGTAAACAGCATCACCAATCTTAATGTATCCTGGGTTAGATGCAGAAGCCCCTGCGCCATCAATATTAGTTGAATATGCAAAATAACTACGATTACCTTTAACGGTAACAGCAGTGGCGGGAGTACCAGTCCAATCCTCACCTGCTAATTCTGCATATTCCTCTGTACTTACTCCTCTAATATCAACAAAAGATGAAGGATCATGCATACCATGATTATAATGATTAACCTTCATATAATTACCATTAACTGTTAGTTCAATAGGATCATTTCTCAATACTGAGAACTGATTTAATCCACTATTATCAGCTTTTAATTTAATTACAGGTTTCTGTGAAATATCAAATTCTGCTCTGTATATGGTAAATTTAAGATCTTGTAATTGATTTGCTGTCCATGTAGATGCGTTTTGTGATTTAAACAGAACACCAGCATACGGTTGTTCAGAAATTCTATTACCATTAATATCATCTTGCCCCATTTCGGACAACCATACTTTATATTCTACAGAAGAAGTTAAGATAGCAAAGCAATATTCTTTCTGTTCTCCAAGATATACTGGAGTTGGAAATTCAAAAGTTGTTACAACACTAGCATCATCTGAAAGATTAACCTGCGAAGGAAGTTTGTTAATAGTTGACAAGACAGTTGGTCCTGGATATCCATTAACCATCTCTCTAATCTGTAAGGTAACAGGAAGAGTTTTATCTTTAGTTCTAAAGAAAATGTCAATTTTAGATACAAATACACCACCTGAATCTTCTACTAAGAATGATTGTGCAAGAGGGTCAAACCATCCACCAAAGTTGGTTGATGAACTAGAAGAACTGCTAGTAAGAACTCTACTTTGACTAACGTTATTTTGAATAGTATCTGAGTTCCTGACTAAAAGAACATCTTGTTGCTTACTAAATGTGGTTCCCGAAGCATTATAAGTTCCAATCACAGAACTATCTACTTCTCCTGGTACAAGAGAATTAGTTGTAGAATCAGTTAATCTTAATGTGGATTCACCAACTTTCCATCTTGGATTACCTTCTTCAGATGGTTCTGGAATAAACAGAGACATATAAAGACCACCAGATTCATCGGCAATCATTTTTTTACCAGTTACAGTGCAAGTTGCACCTGATGTACGTCCAACTAAAGTATCTCCTTCAAGTACATAACCACCATATTCAGAAGCACCTAATTCATTCATACTTTCAATATCTAAATTTAATACTGAAGTATTTGCCGAATAATTTTCAGGCATTGCATTTCCAGAATATGGATCTATCAATAGATCAACATCAGAATAACTCCTTGGAGCAAGAATTTTTGATCTGAATTTTCTATTAACGTTACCACTTACAATAACATCTTCACCTACACTAAATTGAACTGTGCTAGTAACATTTACTTGCAGGATCTTTGGAGTAGAGTATGCATTTACATCTCTGCCTTCTAAGAAAGAGTAAACTTGAATATTTGGTTTTAATCTTTGGGCATTGATTTGAATGTTTCTAGATCTCTTCCAATGAGCATACTTGATATCAACAACTCTATCTCCAAGAACTTCTCTATCAACTCTAGGAGCAACTGAAGGTCTGATACCAGTTCTGGTTTGACCAGTTCTAGTAGTGGACGACGAAGATGAAGTCGTAACTCTTCGGATTGGAGCACCGCCATTAGTTCTTTCAGTTCTTGTAGAAGAACTACTGCTACTACTAGTACTTGACCAAGTGGTTTGCCATGCATTCCATTCAGTTGGTCCAAATCCAGTATTAGGATCAATTTCATTTGCCCATAATGTAGCAGCATAATCTCCTTCTACCTCAGTAAGAGATTCTGGCAAACGAATTTCATCAACCCAGTCATCAATTGCTGGGGTAATTGTCATAAATCCAACCCAAGATACGACAGCAAATGGGTTAACGTTTTCTACACCAGAAGCAAATGGTTGATTGACCATAACTTTATGGGTGTAGTCAAGCATAAGTGCATCACCCTTAATATAATTTGTAGGAACTTCCTCATAAGTTAGTGGCACATTAGTAGTGTAGTGTTGGGGTCTTAATTCTCCCAACGCCATATCCATAGAGCAACGATAATTTGGATGTCTAGGTTCACCAACACTGTGTGAAGTAAAACCATCTACAAGAAATCCATTCTTTAATCTGTTCAATCCATTGGAATCTGAAATAAATGAATTGACAGTTTCACTCTCAAGTAAACTTAATTGAGTGTAATATTCAACATTTGCCAATCTTTGCTCAAGTTTACCAATATCTTTCATGGTATAACGTTTGTTAGTAAATCTCTCGAAAATAATATCGTCTAAACTTCTAACATATGCAGGCATACTAATAGAAAGCATCTTCATAGCATTTTTAATCTCATCACCAGGTTCTTTAGGATTTAATGCAGGAACTCCTTTTTTAGTAATAAACTCACCATCTTTGTTAATATAAAGATGATCAATTCTTCCAAGAAAATATTCTACTTCATTTGCTTCAATAAACCCACCAGGAAGTTTTGAATCACCATAAATGTAATTAAAGTTACCATAATTTGAAAGTTTTGTATCGGCAATAATTTGAGTTTGATCAATATTATGAGGAGAGTTATATTCCCCATTACCAACTGAAAATACATGTGTTTGGTTGATTCTAAAATCAACAGTATCATTCAAATAGTATTTTGTATCACCTGTCTCATAATATGGAATTTCATCAATACTAGCATTGTAATAAGAGTTTCTAGTGTAAAATAATCCTGAAGCATTATCGTCTTCAAAATGATCTAATACAACCCAAAGAGAAGTTCCGTTTGCAATAGAACTTCCTACGTTTGTTTTTACGAGTGAAGAGAAATTAAAACTATGATCTCCTTGTCCATCATTTAGGTTGTATCTACTCTTAATATTTGGAAGACCGTTACTATTTACTGATACTACAGATGCAGTTGAAGCACTTTGATATCCATAAAGTTCTTCATTAGGAATGAAATTTGAAGATGTTTCGTAAACAAAATATAATTTTGATGTACTATTTTCTTGCTTAATAACTCTTCCTTTTGCTCCACTAGATCTCCCGACAACAATTTCTCCTGGTGTGAATACTGGAGTACCTGAACCATAAGTTACATTTGGATAAACTACATCAGCATCACCTTGATTTTGACTAGCTTCATCACTATAGTTGTAAATAGCATGAACTTTACATACTCTGGTAAGACCTAAACTTAGTTTGATATCATTTATATCATACTTATCTGTAGAATCTAAATCTCTAAGTTTAACCACTCTCATTTTTTTAAGAGCTGTTAATTTCAATACAGGATTAGATATATTTTTTGGACCATATAATACAAAAGTATTATATGCAGTATTTCCATCAGGGATAATAGTAAAAGAGAATGAACTACCACTAATATCTGGCGTTGCCACATCCAGATCTCTAGTAGTGCTAACACCATCATTATTAATCCTTAAAGTGTAATCACCGATATTAGATGAAGCAAATGGGATATTTACAGATCCACCACTTCCACTTGCATTCATAGTTCCTGTGGCAACACCTAGGTGATTAAAAATAGATACACCTTCTACTGATTTGATAATATTGTTACCAGATACTTTAAAAATATATGGTTGTGTTCTACCACCAGTACCATTTACAGTAAATGTGTGCCCACCACTAACAGCATTAGTTTCATAGTTAATAGAACCATTAATAACGATACTATCTACTAAATTAATATTTTGACTAGAGTTAATAAATTCAATAGAACAAACTCTAACTATATCGTAAGTAGAATCAGTTTCAAATCCAACAAATAATCCATAACCAATTACACTTCCTCCATCTTTTAATGCTGCAATGTTTTGCGTTTGATATGCAGCATTGAGATTGTCATAGGTTGGTTCGTTACCTGTAGCAGTTCTAAACTCAAATCCTCTACCATTAGTACTGATAAGTCGATTTAATTCGATATCAGTAGTTCTTGGTTTTTCAATATCAACATAATTGGTTACAATATTTTCAATTTCATATCCAAGAACATAAGATTTACCAGGACTTACGTTGACTTCATATAAATCTGTTGAGGGAATGTTACCATTATCAGTAAGACCTTCAGTAGAAAAGATTCCATTATTAGTGCCATTATTGAGACATTCGTCTTTTGTAAATTTATATCTTTTTACTTCATAATTTCCAGATTCATCAAAAGTTCTTCTTGCTAAAGTATCTTCTAATGTACGAGCAAGTGAGGCTTGACTAGTTTGAACAATCTCTAAAAGTTCACCTTCTTCTAATCTTAATAATTCAATAAAGTCCGTTACTGAATCATCATTTAAACTTTTCTTAGTAAGTTTTGCTTGTAACTGTAATCTATGTGCTCCAGGTGCAGAATAGTTAGAATATCCCTGTGATGGATCATTAAGTGAGGTATCAGTTTCTGGCGTTACAATAGTTTCTAAAACTTGTAAACCAATTCTATAAGAAGGATATACACCGAATTGATCAAGGATAATATCTTGTTCTGCTACAGATACAAAAAATCCTTTGACGAAATAAATTCCAGGAGTTATTTTAGCGGAAGATCCAACATGTGTAGCGTTTTCTGTAACGCATTTTGCAAAGTCCGTATTTGCCTGGACTACAGTTTCTCCAATACTAAATGAATCTTCTGCTAAAATAATTTCATCATCTTGGAAAGATGCAGATGTATTTGAAGATCCAGCACTTGTATATTTAATAAAGAGAGTGGTTTTGCCCTTTTCTGATTCTTGAGAAGAAATTGCATTAACAACTCTTGCTCTTACCCCAGACGTTTGTCCAATAATAGTTTGTCCAACAATAAAATCTTTAATTGTATCAGAAGAAATTCCAAAGTACTCATCTTCAATAAGTACGGATGTATAATACAGATCATATGAAATTTGACCTGGAATCACCATAGCACCATCTTTATAGATGCTGGATCCAAATTTTTCAATTTGATCCTGCAGTAGTGACTGTAAAACAGTTAATTCCCTTGCCTGCAGGGGAAAACCTGGTCGAAACAGAACTTTATGAAAGTTATCTGTTGCGTCGAAGTCCTCAAAATAAGGAGGGGTGTTCAGATTAGTTGTCTGGGGCATCTCTTTAGAACTCTAAAATAATTTTGAAATCTTCTGTTTGGTCTGCAGCTCGGGAAATTGTATTCCTATTATCTATGTAGATGATTTCACCAGACCCTCTTACGATGTCTGGTTCAGAAACTGTATTAATAGTAACAGTTTCTGAACCAATATTAATCGATTCTCCGTCTACAAATAAGGGTCTAGATCCATTACTTTGAAGACCAGATCCTACTTCATTTTCTTGATAGTAATAAATTGTATAGATGTTGTTTGACGTGTCTGGTTCATAGTGTATAATTCTTCCAGTTGCTCCACTACCAGCACCTGGTGTAGAAATTAGAATATCATCATAATCCTCAGGATTATTCAGTAAAGGACTTACACCAGAAGATGCATAATCTAAAGTTATTTTTCTAGCACCAATTAAAGTTTGAGAATTACTAGTTGTTACTGGGTTATAAATTACGCCAACTACACTAAAATCATTACCAAATACAAAATCAGTATTTTCTAATTTACAGTGAAGTGCTAATCTATAAGCACCTAACTCTAATGATATTCCGGTAGTTGCCATACCCTCTTTAGGGGTGATAATAGGTTCTAAGACGGCGTTAGAACCTCCTGTAGTGTTAATTTGACCATAAGTGTACCCAACACCAGGATTAAGTACTTTTATCTCTGTAATAGCACCTAAAGCATCAGTAGCAAGTACTTTAATTTTTCCTCCTGTTCCATCTCCAATAATATCAAATTCAGAGTTTGCAGTATAGTTAGTACCTGCTGCTTTAATTACAACATTATAAATTGCTCCTCCATAATTTGAAGTTGGAACAATTGCATTATTGGGATCAATACCAGACAGTTCTGGAATTGGAATATACTCATCACTTTTAAATCTTTCAAAATCATTAGCATTTACGCTAAACAAATATTTCCAAACATACTTATCAGACAATGTGAATGGTGAACTTCCCGTTGAAGAAGGTTCAATTGTAGATTGCCCATTGTTATTATTATTCAAGCATTTGTATACTTTATACTCTGAGGTAACAACATAAAAATCAGTTTCATATAAACTAGTTTCTGTATTCAGACCCTCAACATAATTAGTGATATTGGCATCACTACTAATGATAGAACCATAGTTATGACGATAAATGTCATATGGTTTCCCAGAAACCCAAGTTTTGTTAGGAATTACTGATCTAATTTCAGAAGAAGGAATCTTCTTTAGACCAATCATTTGGTCGTACATATTAAATGCTGATTCCTGATTATCAATAGGATTTACTGGTTGGTTATTAACCCAACCATCAGATTTTGCAAAAAATAAGTACAGACCAATATCACTTACAGTTCTATTGCCATTGCTATCGACAAACTGAGGGTCTTCACCTAAAGCGACTCTTCTTCTGAAATTTTCAGCAAGAACTACCCTAAATCTATCGGTTAAAATTGCCGCCATCGTTAAACAGTTTTCTTTTTATTTATAGGACTAGAAGTTATAATATAATTCGTTACCAACCGTTAGTGATTGATATTCAGCAATGAGGTTATCACCACCAGAAACAACAGGTCCTATAATATTTAGATTAGATTCTAAACGGATACTGTTGCCATCAATAATAGGACTTGCAACATCATTTAATTTTACATAAAGAAGTTGGTTAGTTTGATCCCATGCAATCACTTGTGCAGAATTTGCAAAAGATGCACCATATGTAATAGTATCTTCCATATCGTTGATTGGAGTACCACCAGTTTCTGAAGCACTTGCTGCATAAAAAGTTTCACTTGATGTGCTAGAATCTAGTTTTACAATTTGATCAAAGGGTAAATTAACACCAATCTTAACACCAAAAAGTTCGTCTTTATCACCTGCAATTGATTCATTTCTTGGATCAAATGTAGTATATGATGCATTAACTGATCTAGTACCAAAATTAGCACTTGCAGGTAATATAAATGTAATTTGATTTGTATCATCATCAGGATTTGTTGGTAAATCTGAAGAGATATTATTAATTTCAACAGAAGGAACAGAAGTTGTATATAAAGTTCTACCTGTTAA